TCTGCTTCTTTTGTACGTCTTGCCATTAAATTTAATAATTGCTCTCTTTTTACTCCAATAGGATTATAAATCGTTACTGCATCTTTTGTGTTGTCTTCATAAGTTACTGTTATTACTTTTCTTATTTCTTTCATTTGTAAATCTTTAATTTTTACTGCCATTTTATAATCTCCTCCCATTTTTACAATACAAAACCATTGCAATCACTTGGTTTCAAATTGTAAATATTTATTAAAATTCGTATTTTAATTAATCTATCTTCAAACTCAAAATATATTTTTGAATACAAAGATAGATTAACTACCCAACAATAATAGTTGGGTAATTAACTTTATTATATTTTATTACTCAATATTTGTCAACCTATATTTGATCGTCACCCTCTGGAGCTGTTGGTAAATCCATTTCCATAAGAACATGAGACTCATCAACCATTAAGTCAAATACAAGTGCAAAACTTGCAACATTCTCCGCAGAGAAAGCTATCTCACAGTTTGGCTGTGGTTTTGCATGTGGGAATGTTAGTTTTCTAAGCTTCTCAGTACCATCTTCGTATGTACATCTAAAAGTACCTTCTATTTTATACACTGTAGATGGAGCTATACTTTTAACAACTATCTTCTCACCTGTAACTTCCCCACCTAATGCTAGTCCTAACCATTGAACACTTGCCATTTCAGAGTTCATTGTAAAAGTACCTGTAGCTGAAGATGCGAAAGCTATAGCGTTAGCCCCTTTTTTCTTAGCATATGTAACCTCTGATTCCTTTGATATAGAACAATCATTTAAATAGTCTACAGTCATTAAAGGGGTTGATTCTGTAACAGGAGTTAATGTAACATCCATCGCATCTTTAATCGCAAAATTCTTTTCCATATTTATACCTTCTTTCTTTAATTTTTTATATGATAAATAGCCTTAGTCTTCTTCTTGACTAAGGTTACTTTCAACAATCCTTATTTGTTCTTCCCATAATTTTAGTTCTTCTGAAACTTTAAAATTTGGACTTATTCTATGAAGCAAATTAATATTAAAAATTTCTTTTTTCATAATGGCTTCATAAGAGTTTTTTATTTGATATATAGTCATATTTAAAACATCTTTATAAGCTATATTTCCTTGAAAGTGAGCTACTATATTCGCTACTTCCACAATAGAAGTGGATTTATTTTTTTTGTTTTTCAGTTTTTCGTATTCTCTTGCTCTTCGATTCAACTCTCTTGTCAATTCATCTTCTGCTTCATTTTGTTCGCATTGCTCTAAAAGTTTCTTTAATACTTCTTTAGCATCTATTCTAAACATTTCAAGTACTAACTGTGATAAAAAATCTAGTTCCTTATCTCCAATTACAATAGTGTCATCAACAATTATTTTCCCTATCGAATCTATTGTTTTAACATTTGCTGTTTTATACAAAATAGATAAAGAATTAACTAACTTAGAAGAAAGATTGTTTTTTTGACTTATATTTGCTTCAAAAAGAAACTTGTCATATACGAATATGAATTCTAGACTTCCTACATCTTTAAATATCTTCCCAAACTCAGGGTATTGTGCTGTAAATACTTCTTTTTGTGGGAAAAATGGTTCAGAAAAACTTGATACATCCATTTGCTTATGAATAAAATGTTTTAATTTTGGTTGATATACTACACCCAACCCTTCTTCTCGTAAATCAATAGGCTGTCCACTAAAAAGATAAAACTGAAACATTTCATTACTTATTCTCATTTTTCTCACCAATTCCCAAAGGCTCATATTTTGTAGGAAAACCATCAAATTGTAAAACTACTTCATAGCCTGAATATTCTGGAGGTAGCTGTTCTAACATAGGTGTAGAAAATACTCTACACTCACCAACAGCATAGTCAAATCTTTTTCCTTCAACTGCATTTTCTATAGCGTTAACAATTGCACTATCTCTACCTCCATGAGCTGTAGGTAAACACTGTTCATGAATTAATACTATTACACTTATATATACTGTCTTTATATGCTGACTTGTTTGCTTATAATTTTTTGAATCTCTCAGATGAATAAAAATATTTACGTCCTGATATTGTTGAATCTTGTCCGTATTTATTCTTCTTCCCAGAAATACCTTTCTTGTTGAGATATCTCCTTGTGAGAGTGTTTCTATTGGAGAAGAAATCTTCTCTAATTCAAAAATATCTGTACCTACATCTTCATCGACATAGTATACTAATTTACTAAAATACTCATTATTCATCAAAGTCATTGCAACTTGTGTTATTAAATAATTAGTTAATCCAAATATTTGTGCCATTATTATCCCCTCCTTTTAATAAAAACCTTTTACTTCTACTTGTAGAGAGTCATATATTGCACCTGTAGATTTATCTTTTGCTATAATTGTAAAGCCTTGTCCAACATATTTAACACTTGTTGATATAGTAACAATTAACTCATTTTTACTATTAACAGTAGTGGTTAATAAACTATTATTATTAGTATCTATAGTCCATTCTAATAAATTTGGTTCTATTCCATTACATTTATATGTTTTAGAACTTCCTACCATAATTTTAGAATCACCAATAATACCTGTTGAACTTTCTTTATCACTTTCAGCATTGTTATTCCATGC